AGAAATAAAAAATGATAGAAACAATAATAAATGAACCTACACCACTTATAAGTAATACAAGTTCAATAACATTTGATACTACTGATATAAGGACTAGATGTGCATATTGTTGCAATGGTGGTTGGTTAGATTATCAAGATGGCAACCCAATATTTAAGATATTTGGAAATGGATATAATGGATATTATAATGTAAATTTTAGTGCTTCAATTTCTTCTGCAACTGCTGGAGTAGTAGCAATAGGATTATATGAAGATGGTATATTAATACCTGATACAGTAAGAGCAGTAACATTAGCAGCAGCAGATGATTATGAAACTGTATCATTTAATAAAAAAATAAGAGTATGTCCTAGAGGAACAACTAATATAACAGTAGGAAGTGTAGCAAGTGTACCAACACCAACTGACCCAACAACACCTATAACTACTGAAATACCAATTATTACAAATGCTACATTTAATATTTCAAGAAGTAATAATTAATGAATAAAGTTGATAATTTAAGTCTTGTATTACAAGCATTAAGTTTACAAATATTATTTCAAGATTATAACAATTGTGATTTAATGAATGAATTACAAACACAAGATGAAAAATATTTAAAACAGATATTAAAAAATCAAGAAGAAATTTTAAACCTTTTAAAGAAAGGAAGTGAAAATAATGGAAGAAAAGTTACTAACTAAAACTGATGAAAAGATAAAGGAAATACTTGACGAAGATATAAACCCAAATAACCTAGATTACTTATATAAATTAAGTAAAATAAGACATTATGCAAAGGAGGATAAAGAAATGTACGGAAATTATGGTAGAGGAAACTATGGTAGAGAAAATTATGGCACTAACTATGGTAGAAATAACTATGGTGAATATGGCAATTATGGTGTTTATGGAAACTATGGAGAAAACTATGGTAGGAGAGGATATGATGCAAAATATCGTGGTGATGATGAATTAGATAGAATGGCTGGAGAATATGGAAGATATATGGAAAGTCGTAACAGATATGGTGCAGGAGAAGAAACTGATAAGAGTTTTCACTATATGGTAAAAGCATTAGAAGATTTTATTAAAGTATTACACGAAGAAGCAAATAGCCCACAACAAAAGCAAATGTTAAATGAAACGCTACAAAGAAGTATGATGTAATATGTATAAATTCTATAACAACAATAGTTTAGGCTTATTTGAGAATGACTGTACTATAAGAGCCATCTCAACTGCAACTAATAATAGTTGGGATGATACTTATAAGCATTTAAGCAATATTGCAAGGTTAAATGGAACTATGATGGATGACAAAGATTTTATAATAAAATATTTAGACGAAAGATACGATAGAATATATAATTTACCCAAAACAGTTGGAGAAGTTGCAGGGGCTTATTCTGATAATATATTATTAATAACAATGAATGGACATATAGTATGTTCAAAATATGGTGTTATTTATGATAGTTTTGATTGCCGAGATAGAATAGCCGAATATTGTTGGAAAATTAAGTGATTTGACAAAAATTCAATACTATGTTACAATTAATATGCAAGTGAGAAAAAAACTCCAAATTAAAAAAATATGCTCATTTGCTCTTTTTAAAATTATTTTGTTTTATTACAAGCAAAAAAGATAGAAATTAATCTATCTTTTTTCTTTTTAATAATTATTTAACCAATCTTCAATATTATATCTATAATTTGTTCGTAATTTTATTACTTCTATTTCTAAACCATTTTCTTCAAAGTATTCGATTGGTATTGATTTTCTATCATTATTTCTTAAAAATTCCTTAACAAATTTAATATTTAGTGAAAAGCATCTTTCAATATCACTAAAGAATACTATTAACATTGGTATAACACCTGTTTTTTCACCTGCTAATAACATCTCATTTAATTGATTTTCTCTTATACACGTTAAAGGTAATGACTTCCCTTTATGTGATTTATATTCTAATATTAACAAATTATTAGCACCATTATTACAATGATACATAAAGGCATCTGCAATATTGTTTTGTGAAAATCTTAAATTATTATTACCACCATAATATGAACTTGCTGTGTCTTTTAAACGATAATAAAAAATATTTGTTGTTTCAGGTATTGACAATCTCCAATTTTGTTCAAACACCTTACCTAGATTTTTCATTGTTCATCTCCTTTTCTAAACTTAATTTGAAATTAATTTGTGCAATTTCTTTTTTTATTTTTTTAATCTTATTAAAAACTCTTGTTCTTGCTTTTTCATCTCTATAATATATGTCTAAACTCCTTTTTAAACTGATTTCTTCAAGTTTTAAGCGAGATAATTTATCTATTAATTCGTTATGTTTCATTGTTGTACCACCCTACTATAATATTAACATAAATTGACACTTTTAGCAATCTATGTTAAAATTTGTATAGTTAGGAGAGTTGAATATGCCTAGAAAGAGAAAAGAAAATCAAGAAAAAATCGAATATGAAATAATAGAAAATAACAAATTAAGAGAACTTGAAGAATTTTATGTGAATGGTACTATAAATGATTTATTACCTAAAATTCAAGAAAAAAAAGAAGAATTAGTTAATAAAATGATAGAATATGCACAAAATAACGAAAAACCAGTAAAATGGACTAAAGATGGTGATGCTTGTGCTTGGGAAGTAAAAATTAATCCAATTGTAATTACTAATAATTTCTTTAAACCAATCATTCCTGTATTAAATCAAGAACCTATATATAATGCTGAAACATTAGGCTTGGTATTTGATTATTATTGTGAATTACTTGCCGAAGTAAATGAAAAAATAGGTAGTTTTCCTAGTTCACTAACATTGTTTTGTAAATTTGCAGGAATTACTATGTACACATTAAGAAAATTTAAAAATAGTGATGATTATAGTATGAGAGTAGTTGCAGAAAAAATATACGACCAAATAGGTGATGAAAATATCACAATGTCGCAAATGGGAATTGTTAGAGAAAAAACAACTTTATTTAAAATGAAATCTCAAAATGAAATGGTAGAACACGTACAACCACAAATAAAGGTTAATGTTAATACTGATATAAATATGGATAGAATACAAGAAAGAATAAATAAATATAAGTATTTTGCTAATAAGAAAGGTAAATAATATGTCTGGTAAAGAAATATATAAATTAATAGATGAAACATTAACCATATTAGAAAATAATTATAGATATAATTATGGGCAAAAAATAAGTTTTGTAGAAGTATATGAAATGATACAAGATTTATATGCTATGCTTACTAATCTTGAAAAAAATATAAAAATTTGTGGTGAAATAGCAATTAAGAGATATATACCTTTATTAGATTTATTAGTTAAAATTGATAAAAATAAAGAACATATTGCAGAATATGATAAACAATTAAAATATGGTTATAAATTAGGTGCTAGAGTAAGTTTGGAACATTATTTTGTTTATAGAGAATGGGAAATGATGGAAAAAGATAAATTCTTTTCTCCTAGATTTCCTGCAATAAGTGGGTATATACATTTTTTACAAGAGATTGTATTAAATCCTAAATTTACTGAATTAATATTTAATGCACCTGCTGGATTTGGTAAAACTTTTCCTGAAAAGATTGCAGAGGCTTGGTCTTATGGAATAGACCCAACAGGTGCTATAATGGCAATATGTTCTAATGACACAGTTGTTAAAAATGGTAGTGCTTTAGTTAGACAAGAAATGAAAAGTGATTGGTTTGGAGAAGTATTCCCTAAAATGAAATGGGATAAAGAAGATAAAGATTACTTTTTAAAAGAAACCGATGGAGATTGGAAATTAAGAGATTGTAAACTAGGTGCAAGTTATAATGCTTCAACAAGTAATTCTACTGTTATAGGTCAAAGAGCAAGTAAATGGATACATATAGACGACTTATATAAAGGTTATAAAGAAGCAATGAATAAAGAAACTAATATTGCTTTATATAATGAATGTCAATTATCTTGGAAAACAAGATTTGTATTAAATGCAATTCCTAAAATGGTTATAACTGGTACACTTTGGGCTAGTGGAGATTTTATGGATTTGGAAATAAAACAATTACAAAAAGAACATACATTTAAAAAACATCCTAAATATCCATATACAATAATAAGTGAAGATGAAAGTTGTGCAATTATACAATTACCTGCATTAGATAAATATGGTGAAAGTGTATTCCCTGAATTAAAATCGACAGAAGAATTATTAAAAATCAAAAATAGACTTGCAGAATATCTTTGGGAAAACAACTATATGCAAAGAAGCACTGACCCCGAAGAGTTTATATTTAGTTATAATAATTTAAGAACTTATGAAACAATACCTGAAACTGATTATAAAGGTGCTTATGCAGTAATAGATGCCACAAGAAAGAGTGGTAAAGACTTCTTTGCTATGCCAATATTTAAAAAAGTTGAAAATGATAATGTATTTGATTATTATTTGAAGGATTGTTTATTTACAAGAACAGCAACAAAAGATATGTATTATGCAATAGTAGATAAAATAATTGAACATAATATAAGATTTCTTGTTATAGAAAGTAATGTTACAAGCGAATTAAAACAAAATATTGAAAGAATATGTGGAGAAAAAGGTATTATATCTCCTGAAATAATAGAAAAATATAACACTATACCTAAAGCAACAAGAATAGAAAACGAAAAGCATATAATTAAAAAACAAATGGTATTTCCTAAAAGAGATATGTATGGCATTAATACTGATATGGGTAAATTTATGGATAATTTAACAACATTTAACTCATCAGGAAATAATGCAAATGATGATGCACCCGACAGTTGTGCATTAGGGGCAAGTGAAATAATAGAAGAAAATAGTCAACCTCAAGTAGCAGTTGCATTAGACTTTGTAAGACAATATATGTAAATAGATTGTCTTTTTTTTACACATACTTGACATATTTTGAAAAGTATTATATAGTTATGGTAGGGAACATAATACAATAGGGAAAAAGGAGTTGAAATATGAAAACATTTGGACGTATTACTTTGTACGCTAACTATACAGAAAAACAACTTCTTGAAGGCACACAAGCCGAAAAAGATGCTAAAGTTTTGGATATTTTAAATAATAGTATAGAATTACATAATCAAAATCACGATGAAAGTAGATATTTATTAGACTATTTATATGGCGACCAAGACATAAAATATAAAGTTAAATTAACAAGAGAAGAAATAAATCATAAGTCGGTAGAAAATTGGGCTTGGGCATTTATGGATTGGAAAAAGGCTTTCTTATTAGGAAAACCAATTCAATATGCACCACTTGATAATGTTGCTAATGAGGAAATATCTGTATTAAACAAATACAATGTGTTTGAAGATAAAGACCAAAAAGACCAAGAACTATATGAAGATATATTTGCGACAGGTAGAGCATTTAGATATAACAATTATAGTCCAGTAACAGATGATGATGAAGCACCTTATGACATTATTAATTTAGATGTATTAAATACAGAAGTTGTATATTCAAGTTCAATCTCAAAAGAACAATTATTAGCATTTGTAAAAACAAGTAAAAAATATATTGTTCAAGAAGTAAATCCTGATACAGGAAAGCAAGAAACACAAACAAAAAATTATGATGAATATACAATTTATACACGAAATATGAAATATACAATAAACAATAAAACATCTAATTTAGAAATAATTGAAAGGACACCAATATTACAAAATTGCCATTTAATTACTGAATATTATTTTAACAAAAAAAGAATGAGTTTATTAGAAATATGTAAAGACATATTTGATGATATAAATTATGTTGAAAATCTTGATGAAGATGATATTGAAGGATTTGTAAACTCTATAATGGTATTTACAAATGCAGAAGTAAACAAAGAAGGAATGGAAGCAATTAAAAAATTTGGTGCTGTATCAATTAAATCAACAGACCAAAAGAAAGCAAGTGTAGAACTTCTACAATCAAGATTAAAGTCATTAGATACACAAATATTCTATTTAAGAAAGTTAAGTGCTTTACATAGTATATTAAGTGTACCAGAAGCAACACAAAATGGAACAATAAGTAATGCTGAAACAGGTAAAGCAGTATTAACAGGGCAAGGCTTTACAAGTGCAAGTGTTAGAGTTGAAAATGAAGAAAAATCATTTAAAAAATGTGATAGAAATGCCTTAAAAGTAATATTAAGAATATGTAAAAATGCTAAAAATAGTGGTATTAAGAACTTAAAAGTAAGTGATATAGATATTAAGTTTAGTAGAGATTTATCAGATAACTTACTTGTTAAGACACAGGCATTAATGAATTTAGAAAGTGCTAATATACCACCTCAAATAGCAAATGCAGTTATAGGTTTATTTTCAGACCCTGTAAGTGTAACGAAACTTCAAGAAGCATATATGAAACAAAAACAATTATTACAACAAGAAATTCAAAATGCAAAATCAAATAATAATGAAAATAAAATAAACGAACAAAACAACAATATTGAAGATAATCAAGAATTAGACAATCAAGAGCAATAAAATGCTCTTTCACATAGGGGAACAAAGTTTTGTCAGTGCAATTCTGACTACCCTACCAAATATTTAGATTTAACATTTGATTGCTTTGCAAATGTTAAACATATATCTCTGAAAGGTTTGTTAGATACCGTAAAAATCTATCGTTAAGGAGGAGAAAATATGAACAGGGAAGAAGCAAGGAAAATATTAGGAGAAAATGCAACAGAAGAACAAGTTACTAATTTACTAAATAACTTTCATATTCAAGAAAGTAGTAAGGTTAAAGAATTAGAAAAACAAATTAGTTCTTTAAATGAACAAAATAGTAAATATAGCGATTATGATGCAATAAAATCACAACTTGATGAAATTAACAAAGCAAAAATGACAGACCAAGAAAAACTTGAACAAATGAAGAAAGAAACAGAACAAAATCTTAAAAATTCAAGAATAATCGTTAATACTGCAAAAGCAAAAGAAATTTTAGCAGGTTTAGACTTTGACGATGATGATATTGCTATGTTAGTTAGTGATGATGCAGATAAAACTATCAATAATGCTAATAAATTAAAAGCAAAATTTGATAGTTTAAAAGAAAATGTTGCAAAAGAAACAAAGGAAAGTTTAATTAATCTTGATTTAAAACCTAGTATGTCAAATGTTAATCAAAACGAGAACATAATGACACTTGATAAATTTAGTGATTTAAGTGTTCAAGAACAACAAGAATGGTTATCACAAAACCCAAATGGTTTAGATAACTTAAATTAAAAGTTAGTAAACTTAATTTAAAACAGAGAAGGAGAGATAAAATATGGAAATGTACAGAGGAAAAATATTTAATGAAGAAGTATTTGAAAAATACTTAAAAACATTACCAAGTACAAAGAAAAACGCTTTAATATCAAGCGGAATTTACACTAATGTAAACAAATACAAAGCAAAATTAAGCGACCAAGTAGGTGGATTTGCAATTGTAGAACCAATCAAAGGTAGAATTGGTGGAACTCCAGTTAATTATGATGGAAACACTAATATTCCAAAAGGAGCAGAAAGAGATACATTCTATCAAAGAAAAGTATGCTTTGGTAGAGCAAATTCTTGGGGAGAATATGACTTTAGTGCTGATATAACTAATACTAACTTCAAAGCAGAAGCAGGAGAAGTTAAAGAATATTGGAATGAAGAAAGACAAACAACTTTATTATCAATATTAAAAGGTATATTCTCAATGACAGGTGGAGTTAATGGTCAATTCGTTGACAAACACACTTATTCAGTAAAAGGCAATTTAGGTGCTGATGCTTTAAATAGAGCAACTCAAAAAGCATTAGGAGATGCAAAATCAGAATTAACTACAATGATTACTCATTCAATGGTATCAACTAATTTAGAAGGATTAAATCTAATTGATTTCTTAAAATACACAGATGCACAAGGAATTGAACAAGATTTAACAATTGGTACATTCAATGGTAAATTAGTTATCGTTGACGATGGTATGCCAAGTGAAGATAAATATGAAAAAACAACTGATGTATCAGTAGATAGTTCAAAAACATACTATACAAGAAGTGGAAGCGAAAGTGCTGGATATACTTACACAGAAGTAGAAAATCCAACTGATGCACAAATCGCTAACTATTATGAAAAATATACTGAATATGTAACTTATGTATTCAAAAAAGGTTTCTTTGAATATGAAGATATTGGTCTAGTTACTAATAAAGCAATAGAATTAGCAAGAGACCCATACGATAAAGGTGGTAAAACTGATTTAATTTCAAGAATTAGAGAAGCAATTATACCAACTTATATATCTTATGTAGGTGTTGATACAATATCACCAGAAAATAGTGATTTTGAAAATGGTTCAAATTGGGAATTAGCAAACAACAATAAAGTTGGCGATAACAAAGTTTATGTTGATGACAAATTAATCCCACTTGCAAGAGTAATTTCAAGAGGATAATTAAAAGAATAGGAGTGAACTTATGGAAAGTGCAACACAATTAGACTTATTAGAAGAAAGAATTGAATATGACCCACTAATTTTTGGTGAAGGTATAAAATATTATGGATATTCTAACGAATTATTAACTGATGTTTATACATTAAATGAAGAACCAAAAGTAGATGATATTGTATATAATTTTGTTGATGAAGAAATGATTGAATTTGGTAAAATAACTTCTATTAATTTATCATTAGGAACAATAGTAGTTGATGAAGTTGAATATACATATTTTGGAGAAAAAATAGTTTATGAAACTTATATAAAAGTTTTAAAAAGACTTTTAGAAGATAGTAAATATATAGCACTTTCCTTAAGATTTCCATACCAAGATTATTCTGAACTAGAATTACCAAAAAAATTATATAATTGGCAATTAAGATGTTGTGAAGAAATTTATCAAGGAATAGGCACACAAGGAATAAAGTCTTATAGTGAGAATGGTTTAAGTTGGACTAGAGATAGTGGTTATATTTCTTATGAATTAAGAGGAGAAATAGAACCTTATGTAGGGTATATAAAGGAAGTTGATGAAGATGAGTAAGTTTAATGCAATAAATCATATTTATCAAAATTGGAATAAACCAATGTATATTGCTACAAAGAAAGAAGTTGTAATAGATGACTATGGCAACGAAATAGTCAAGTACAACAAACCATTTTTCTTTGGTAAAGTAAATTACCAACCATTAACTACAAAGCAATTAGAGGCATTTGTAAGGGCTTATGGGGAAGTAAGTACAAACATTGTAAGTTGCTTAATAGATTATAAAGACAAAAACAAATTCAATAACTTTGATTTAGCATATTTATATGATGCTACACCAGAAAATGAAATTGAATATGGTGATAATGCAAATTATAAAGTAAGAGCATTTAAACCACAAAACACAAAAATAATGGTAATTTTAGAAGAAGTTATAAAGGAGGATAATTATGGAAACAGTTAAAATAAAAGACATAAAAACAGGTGCAATAAAAGTTATCAAAAAATCTCTTGCAGGAGATTATATTGGAACAGGTAAATTTACACTTGTAGAAGAAAAAAAGCCACAAAACACATTTAGAAGTTTTGTAGAAAAGAAAGAAAAATAATATGTTAAGCATAAAAGGAAATGTTGATAATTTAGAAGGATTAAAAAAATATATTGAATATATCGAAAAAGTACAAAATATGCCTACAAATCTTGAATTTAGAGAATACATCAAATTAAAATGTATAGAAACATTAGAAAAGGTTATGAATGAAAGACTAGGTGGAACTACCAATGATGAGAGCATAGATGTATATAAAAGTTCAAACTTTGTAGAAGATACAAAAGATGGCTTTATATTATTCAATAATGCTAAAATACCTGCTAATGTAAAAGGAATACAAAATGACATAAGTAATTATGATAATGGAATGTTTAATTTAGCATTAGCATTTGAATATGGTGTAGGAATTGTTGGTATGGCAACAGGTAATCCTAATGCTTGGGAATATAATATTCAAAACTATAACTTTGGTTGGTATTTGCCAAATGAAGTTGCAGATAGATATAATATTCCAAGAGAGCAAGAATTTGGAGGATATGAAGGACTAGAAATATATCGCTATACAGCATACGAAATCAATTCTAATCTAGGGAAATGGATTGATGAATATTATGAAAGGGGAGGAGATAACTAATGATAGAAACATATAATAATGTAGTATTTGAATATAAAGACTATATAGAAAATAAAACTCAATATTATGAAGTTAATCCTAATTCACCTTTAGTAGTAAAAGGCTATAATATGTCATCATCAAGGTTTCCAATCATTACAATACAAAATTCAAATATAACAAATACTGATTATTGTACTAATGATAAAATAGAAAGATATGATGAAGTGTTTATAACAATAGATATATATACAAAAGATAAAACAATAAATAATGAAAAAATCGCTTCACAAGTTATCAATGATGAATTAACAAGTTTAACATTAAAATATTTTGAATATAAGAATTTCAAAGTAACATTGTGTAGACCTACACCTAATATGGACAATAGCATTTTAAGAAGAACAATACAATTACAAGGTTTAGTAGGAAATGCACGAAATAATATAATAAGGAGATGAAAAATATGTTTAATAGTATTGAAGATAGAGCATTATCTGAACATAGAGGGTCTGCTTTGTTAGCAAAAAAATCAAATGGTTTATATTCTATATTTTTACCAGTTACAGGAACAGGTGAAAATGGTGCTACACCAAACCAATTAGACAAAACTGCAATAGGTAATAGACAAGCAACTTCTGTTGAAGGTAGACAAGAAAACCCACAAAAAACATTACCATTCTTTGCACACAGAGATAATATCAATGTATTAGAAGAAGCAAAAGGAAAAGTAATAGAATTTATGAGATTATTACCTGACTTTACAGGAGTAAAATATTCAGGAACAGTAAGTTATATGTTACAAAATACTGATGTTGGTGCATTAGAACAAGGACAAATGACAATAACTCCAACAACATCAGATGAATATGTAGAAAATTGCTTTGATTTAGTAGAAGATACAGTAGTTTTCACAAGTTCAATAGATGAAGTTGCAACATTAGAAGTAACTGGAGATGGTTCAACAAGAACAATTGCATTATCAACAAATCCAGCAGATGCAACAATAAGTGCAGAAAGTGATACTCAAGGAGTAGCAACTGTATCATATACAAGTTCAACAAATTCAATAACAATATCTGCCGTAGCAAAAGGTAGTGCAATAATCACTATAACTGCTTCAAAGACAGGTTATGCTTCATTCAAAAGAACAATATTAGTAGTTGTTCAATAATTCGATAAATAACACTATTATAAGACACTTTTAGGCAAAGATAATATAAATTATCGAATTACTTTAAAAGTGTCTTATATTGTATTTAATTCATAAAATAGAGAGGTAGAGATAATTATGAAAAGAAATGAAATAATAGAGTTAAATGGGGAAGAATATACTTTAGAACTAAATAGAGATAGTTTTTTACAAATAGATAAATTATGTAATATACAAAAATCAATGGAGATAATTCAAAGAGGACTATATAACTATATGGACGAAGAAGAAATTGACGATGACTTTGATATTAATTCCTTAAATATAAGTGATGAAGAATTAGAAAAAGAGGTTGAAGTTAAAGAAAATACATTACATAAAATAATAGAAAGAGCATTTCTAATTTGGTTAAACCCAAATCATCACTTAAAATTATCAGAAGTAAGAGAGTTATTAAAACCATACTTTGAAGATGAAAAGAAAGCACAATTTTTAGGTGAACAATTTGGTAAATACTTACAAGAATGTATTGAAATTAGGGAAAAATATAGTGAAGAAAGAAAAAACTTGAAAGCCCTAGCCAACAACAAATAGAAGAATACAACGAAGAAGATATATTAAAAAAATACAATAATTCTTATTATGAATACTTTTGTAATTATCTTTTTCCACAAGCAATTGAGTACGGTATGAGTGCAGAACAATTTTGGAAGGATGACCCACAATTATTCATTTCATATCGTACTTCTTTTATTAATAGAAAAGAAAAAGAAAGAGAAGAAATAGATTACAAATGTTGGTTACAAGGGCTGTATATACACGATGGAAATGGCAAATTAAGTCTTTCTTTAAGACAATTTATAGGGAATTTAGTTGCAAGTATGTTTAAAGGTCATAAAGACACAACACAAATAGATACATACCCAACAAAACCTTATAATGAATTAGCAAAAGAGCAAGAGCAAGAAAAAAAACAAAAGCAAAAAGAATTAAATTATAAAACATTTCACAATGATTTAATTTATTTTGGAACATTAAAACAACAATATGTAAATAAATTATCAAAGAAAGGAGAGTGAAATGAGTGAATAATAATGAAGAAACTAAAGTAAAAGTTTCATTTAACAATAGTGTTACTAATTCTACTAAACTTGATAAATATTCAGAAAAATTAAAAGAAATATATAGTATATTGTCAGCAATTGATAAAGGTAGACTTGCAGAACTTGGTGAATTTAATATATCTTTAACTAAAATTTCCAACAATTCTAAATCAATAGAAAATGCAACAAGCAATTTATCAAAAAATTTAAGTAGTGCATTTAGTATAGGCAAAATTTATATATTTGGCAAAAAAATGATGGAATTAGTAAAAAAAATGTATAATGCTGTGCAGGTAAGTTCTTCTTATATAGAAAATATAAATTTGCTTGAAGTTGCTTATTCAAATGTAAATAGAAAAACAGGTGAGTTTAATGAAGATATTAAAGTAACTTCTGCTAGGATTGAAAACCTAGTAAATAAAATGGCAGATGTTTATGGTCTTGATGAAAGTAGATTAGCAAAGAGTTTTGGTATTTTTAAACAATTAGCAAATGCTATGGAATTGCCTGCTGAAACGGCAGAAGATTTGTCAGAATTAATGGTAAAAATGACAAATGATATTTCTTCTTTATACAATTTACCATTAGATAGAGCAGGTAATGCTTTACAATCTGCACTAGCCGGACAAGTAAGACCCATTAAGTTTAGTGGCTTTACATTGAAAAATGTATCGAATAAAATCGTGAACCTATGCAAAAAGGGTGTAAAAGTAATAACAATGTTATTTAAGCAGGAAATGGCTTATTAATACTTTTGCTAACAGGGAAAACCTAAAATTTAATAAATTTGACAATAAGTACCCTAACAGGTACAATATAACTAGGTGATGAAAATGGAAGGAAAAATTTATTGTTATCATTCTCCTAGTGGTAAATATTATGTAGGAAAAACTTATTGTAGTGATAAAAAAAGACAAAAAGACCATAAATATTGTGTTTTTACAAAGCAAAGTGAATATCCATTTGCAAAAGCAATTAGAAAATATGGTTGGGAAGAAATATTAAAAACATATCAGATATTAGAAAGAGTATATGCAGATACTAAAGAGGAATTGAATTATTTATTGATAGATAGAGAAAACTATTGGATGGATAAAATGAATTGTTTAGTTCCTAATGGTTATAATGTTCAACATAGTAATAATCATACTATACCTCATACACCTAACAAAAAAGAAGTGTATGAAAAAATATCAAAGAAATTAAAAGGTAAAAATAATAATCCATTAATTTCAAATAGAGTAATATGTATAGAAACAGGAATAATATATCCATCTGTGAGAGAAGCAGAAAGACAAAACAATTATACTAAAAATAGTTTAGGCAATTGTTTAAATGGATATAATCATACTGCACAAGGTTATCATTGGAAATATGTAGATAAAGAAACACCTAAATTTGATATTGAAAAGAAACGAAAAAGAAAACCTTTAAAAGGTTATAATCCACAATGTATGGCAGTTATATGTGTTGAAACAAATAAATCATACAAATCAATAAATGATTGTGCTAGAGATATGTTTAATAATAAAAATTATAAAAGAGGAATAAGTAAGTCTTGTAAAACAGGTCGTGCTTATCATAATTATCACTTTAAATTTTTAAATCAAGGCAATCCTGTGCCAAGTCTTAATGAAAATTAAGAAAGGTCTAACGACTATTCCAAGAGGAAGTAGGATAGAGATTAGCACTATCCGAAGTGCGATTATTCCTAAAATTAGGAATGTGATATAGTCTAAACCCACTCTTAAATGAGTGTTAAAATACTAGGAAACTAGGGGTATAAATTGAAGAACAGCGACAGGGGCAGATATAACAGAAAAAACATTACAAAAAACAGTAGATGCTTTAGGATTAGATACAACAATAAATAAATTATCATTTGTTGAAAAAAGATTGATAATGATAATATCATTAACAAATCAATTAAAAAATTCACAGGGAGACTATGGTCGTACCATAAATTGTGGCTTTACATTGAAAAATGTATTGAAAAACTTTGTGAACCTATGCAAAAAGGGTGTAAATATATTTTTTAATATATTTGCTAACGATAAAGACCTTTGTGAGATTTGACAAGAACTATTGAATATGTTATTATTTTCATAGGTGATGAAAATGGAAAAATATTATATTTATAAGTTTCAAAACAAAATAGATGGGAAAATATATATAGGACAATCAATAAATCCTGAAAAAAGAAAATATGAACATTTATATGGAAGAAAAAAAGGAACGAATACATATTTTGACAAAGCATTGGGCAAATATGGTTTAGAAAATTTTGATTTTGAAATTATAGATTATACTAATAACATAAAGAAAATAGATGAATTAGAAAAATATTATATAAAAAAGTATAATTGTTTAAAACCAAATGGTTACAATATTCTAAAAGGTGGTAGAAAACAAAGAGGTGCTTGGAACTCAAAAGAAATAGATGAATATGACTTGAATGGGAATTATATAAATTCTTACGAAAGTGCAAATTATTATCATAATTTTGTAAACAAAGAATATAATGCAAGTTCAATAAGACAGTGTTGTAACAAATTAAAACATTATAAAAATCGTATTTTTAGATTTAAAGGTAGTGAAAAACCAACACCATATATAAAACCTCAACCAAATCATATAAGAAAAATATATCAGCGAGATTTAGAAGGCAATATAATTAATGAATTTATAAGTGTTTCCGAAGCATCTAGGAAAACAAATTCATCAAGAACAGGTATATTAGGATGTGCAAATGGTTATTATAAAACTGCAGGTGGATATATTTGGACTTATACTAAAGAATATGAAAATAAAAATGAATTTAATATAAAATCTATAATTAAAACAATAATATATCAATGTGATGAAAATAAAAATATAATTAAAAAATATTGTAATACAAGAGAAGCAGAAGTAGATAATGGTTTTAATCATAATACATATAAAAAAATATTAAAATATTTAGATACTAATAAATTGTATAAAAACTATTATTGGTATCGTGTCAAATTTTATGAAGATAATATCGTGCCAAGCCTTAATAAAGATTAAGGAAGGTGTAACGACTAACGAAAGGGTAATGAACCGAGTAGTGTAGGGTGGAGATTAGCACCACTCGAAGTGCAAAGAACCTAAACAAGTAAAGTTGTAGGTTAAGAGATAGTCTGAACTATATGGTAACATATAGATAACATATTGAGAGAGCGTAGCAAACCAAACTAGAATAATGAGTGAGCAATGGGAAAGATTGACAAGAGCATTAGGTAATGTATTTTATCCATTATTAGAAAAAATATTACCATATATAAATGCAATTTTAATGGTATTAACAGAAATATTCAATTTTATTGCAAAACTATTAGGTTTTAAAATGCCTGACTTTGATTATTCGGGGTTAGCAAGTGTTAATGAATTAGCACTAGATATAGAAGAAAATATAAATGGTGCAGGTTCATCTGCTGACAATCTAAAGAAAAAATTAAATAGTTTAAGGTCATTTGATAAATTAAATGTAATTTCAACACAACAAAATGTCTCTAGTGGAAGTGGGACAGGAGGCATAGACCAAAGAATATTAGATGCTTTCAAACGTGCATCTGCAGAATACTATGATATGATGGATAAAGTAAAAATGAAAGCAAATGATATACGTGATAGCATTATGCAATGGCTTGGATTTGAAAAACAATTTAATGAAGAAGGGGAAGAAAGTTGGGTTTTCAAAGAAATTACGCCAGGTACAATAATAGGTGCATTGGCAATAGGTTCACCATTTGTTTTAGGAATAGCAACAATATTAGATATTTTTAAGAAAATAGGTAGTACAGATTTTTATAAAAATCTATTTAAAAGTAAAGCAGTTAGTATATTATTTACAATAGCAGGTGTAGCATTTACATTTGATGCAACAAAAAAAATACTAGATGGTGATACAACTTGGGGTACTATATTTGAGGGTCTTGGTGGTAGTGCTATGTTGGCTTATGGCACTTGGAATTTAACACATAGTGTAACAATAACATTAGCAGTAACGGCAATATCTTTAGTCCCACAATCAGCGGGAGTATTAAAAACAGGCTGGAATAAGTTGTTAAAAGAAGTAGATGCTTTTATGAATAATGATGGTAAAACAACTTGGAGAGAATATATGCTTGCTTGGGCAGATGGTGAAAGAATATTTATTGATAGATATGTTAAAAAATTCTTTAGTAGCCTTTTTGATAATATAAAAAATGAAATAGTAACTGCCATAGCAGATTTAGCAGAATGGTTATCAGGCAATGGTGTGGTAGCAACAATGAGAGAAAAATTAGGATGGGACAAAACAGGTAAAAAAGGAAGTTCTGATATTACAAAAAGTGGTGGAGGAATTAATTTATCAAGTATAAGTGGTGATAGTGTTAGAGATGGCATTTCAAATGGTATTGATTATTTTATAAATAACGATGCGGAAGATAAAGGTGTAGAAATAGGTAAAGCCTTAAAAAAAGGTATTGAAAGCCAATCACCAGAAGTTAAAATATCACCAAAAGGAGATATGAATAAATTTAAACAAAATATTGTAAGTGCATTTGAAAAGATGAATAAAGTTGCTGGTGCAATTCTAAACGCATTAGGAATTGATGCTTTTGCGATAAAAGCATTAACCAATTTAAAATTAGCCTCTGGTGGTATGCCTCCAGTAGGGCAACTATTTATAGCAAATGAAAAAGGTCCAGAATTAGTAGGACAAATAGGTGGGCAATCATTCGTAGCAAATCAAAATCAAATGATGGACTTATTAGACAAGAAAATAGGAAATGCACAAAAGAGTACAGGAACACAAGTAATTAACTTGTATTTAGATGCAGACCATAAGATTGGTTCATACGCATTAGACCAATTACAAAATATGGCAAAAACCGATGGTAAGCCAATAACGATAGGAGGTTGATAGATATGTATATATTACCAACAAGTGCAAAATATAGAGATGACACAAGATATTATTCAAAGAGTGGTGATACATATACACTATTAGTTGAAGGAACAGATTATACAGTAGGAAACTCTATTTCAAACGGAGTTTATGAAGAAACAAAAGGTAGTAAAATGTATTTAAGAAATTGGGGAAGTTCAGGGGCTTACTCTGAATTTCCTTACAAAATTAATGAAGTAAATACAATACCAGAACACGATGTATCAGAAAATGATGTAGATTTAGATGCTTATACAAATACAAAAGGAAAGATAATAAGAAATAGAGTAAGACACGATGTAACATCATTAGACTTTGAAGTACCAACTTGGAGTGGTGCAGAATTACACGATTTCTTTGAATATACAAAAGGGGTATGGTTTGATTGTTTATATTTTGATGAAAGTATGTGGGCTTGGGTAAGTAAGAAAATGTATAGAAGTGGAACAGTAAAATATCATAAATATATGGTATATGACTATGAACCACTTAAAAATGTATATACAGAGATTAATTTTTCATTTATAGAGGAGTAATAGAATATGGCATATACAAATTTTCAAAATTGTACAAAGCAAGAATATGACAATATACTTTATAGTCAAGAAGATGTAAACAAATGCAAATTATACTTTAATAATGTAGAAATAGAAACATTAACAGGTAAAGAAGCAGATGACTTATTAGAAAAAATAACATTCACAAAAAGAGTATTACCTGAAAACGGGCAAAAAATATTTAGTTTAGATAACTTTATATGTGAAGAAGTAGAAGTAATAATACACGACATAGATACATCTATGATACAAGATAAGGTTAAAATAGAGTTAGGCACAGTAGTAGGAAGTAATAGTTTAGGAGATATATATGAGTATGTTCCTATGGGAATATATAACATACAAGATACACCTACAAGAAGTGATGACAAAGTAACAATCAAATTAAGAGACAATGCAGTATTGTTTGACTTTAATTATAATGCTTATGACCTAATAAATAATCAATATGTAACAACAAGTGATACAAATTATTTAGAAGGAAAAGAATATTATTCATACAATGAAAGTCTTGATGAATATGTATTATTAGTTGTAGGTACTGACTATGAAATTGGCGATGCAATAAGTGGCACGGTTTATGAGAAAAAAAATACAGCAACAAAACTACAAATATTACAAGATATATGTAGTAAAGCAAATGTAGTATGTAATGTTAATTCATTTTTAGGCGATGATGATGAAGTAGGTTACTATGACAGCACAATATCAGCAAGAATGTATGTTGCTTATTTAGCAGAATTAGCAGGTTGTATTGCAAAAATAGACAGAGATGGTTCATTAATATTTGCATCTATAAATAATCTAACAATACAAAGAATACCTTTAAGTTTAGTAAGTAAATATGTAAAAGGAACTCCATTTGAAATTGAGAGAGTAGTATATGAACTTGGAACAATCAAATATGAAACAAGTAATGATGAAACATTACAAACACTTTATATTTCATCAATAAATCCTTTCGTAGAGACACAAAGTCAAATAGATGCACTATTTCTATTAGTTGATGGCTTTGAACTTGATACAGTAGAAATAACAAGTGATATATTAGGTAATCCTAGCATAGATGGATATGACTTAATACAAGTTTATGACGATGAGGAAGTTGGAGAGCCTATATTATTTACAACATTAGCAAATAATACATTAACATATAGAGGAACATTTAGAAGTAAATATAAAACTGAAATAGGGTTAGAAGAAAGAAAAGAAAATGTAAAAAATACAGGTGAAGCAGTATTTAGAAAAAGCATAACAAGTGAAATAGACAGAACAAATAATAGAATAACAACAGAAGTAAGTGAAACAAAAACATATACGAATGACCAAATAAGTTCTCTTGATAGTACATTACAAGGAAGAATTAATGGTGTAGATAGCGACTTACAAGGTTATAAAACCGATGTATCAACAAAAATTACTCAAACAGCAGATGCTTTAACATTAGATTTTACAACTTCAATAAAAGGCGTTTCTGATACTGAAAAAGAACATCACGACGAATTAACAAAATACATAAGATTTGTAAATGGTGTTATTGTACTAGGCGAAGAAGGTAGTGAGGCAACAAGAATGACAGTTGAATTATCAAATAATAGACTATCATTTAAACAAGGTGGTAATGAGGTTGCTTATATGTCAAATAACAAATTATACATAACAGATAGTGAAATGCTTGAAAATCTAATAATTGGAGATTTTGCATTTATACCTAGAAGTAATGGTTCATTATCATTTAGAAAGGTTAGGTGAGATATATGGCAAGAGGAGATTTTGTAGATGCTGGAAAGTCTAAATTAGCAAATAGAGATGCTTATTCGGGATTTTGGTGGAGATATGCTAATACAAGTCAAGAAGCAATAAATACTAATAGTGATATTATTGAGATTTATCCTTATATTTGGAAAAGCAATAGTATAACAGATGCTTATACAAATAATCTTTATAATTCATATATACAAGTGTCATTTGGTTCAACAACATACAATCAAACATTAAAAACAAAATATAACTTTGGAAATGTATCATTAAACACTAATTATGGTTTGACAAGTGCATTTAATTCATCAAACCCTTTTGGTTATTCTGCACCTTCAAGTATAACATATATAACAACAACAACAAAAGACGGTAAAACCTTATATGGTGCAAGATTTACAGTACAACATAATGCAGACGGAACATCACCAAGTGTAACAATGAAATGGCATTTAGAAGCATCTGCAACACACGGTAATGCAGAAAAAACAATAACAGTTACATTAGACACAATACCTAGAACAAGTAAACCTACTTGTTCAAATACAACATTAGGTGTTAGTACAAGAATAAAAACAAATAGAGTAAGTAATTCATTTACACATACACTTAATATAAAAATAGGTGATACAACAGTTGAAGGACCATTTAATAATATAGGTGAATATAAAGATTGGACACCAGCAATATCAACATATTTACCATATATACCACTTTCAAGTGAAACAGCAACTATTGAATGTATAACTTTTAATGGAAGTACAAAAATAGGAACAGAAAGTACAAGTTGTATATTAACTGTACCAAATAATAGTGATACAAAACCAACAGCAACTGTAAGTATTACTAAAGGTGATAGTGTAGTACCAAGCAATTGGGGAGTATATGTAAAAGGTAAATCAAAATTATTAGTAACAATAGAAGGTACAGCACAAACAGGTACAATACCAGATACATACTCAAGTACAGCAAATGGTGGTTCAAAATCAGGGAAATTAACTTATAGTAATAATGTTTATAGAGCAACATATACAACAAGTGAATTAACAGGTAGTGGAACAGTAACAGCAAATGTAAAGGATGGTAGAGGTTTTACAAGTGATAATGCAACAGTAAATTATATAGTAGAAAATTATACAAATCCACAAATAACAACTAATACCGTAGCAAGATGTGATGAAAATGGAGTATTAAAAGATGATGGAACTTATGTAAAATGGTCTTTTCAAGGAAGTATATCAAATGTAAATAATAAAAATGATAAATCGTTCTTATTAAAATATGCTGAAAAAGGTACAGACAATTGGACTACAATTTATACATATAATAGCAATTATACTTTACCAAACGATGCGACAACAATAGATGTAAAATATCCTTCATCAGGTAGTGGTACAATTAACAACACAAAGGAATATATATTTAGATTTGAAGCAACAGATACATTTACAACAACACCAAAAGAGGTAGAAATAGGTACAGGTGCTGACTTAATGAACTTTAATGCAAGTGGTACATCAATGGCAATAGGTGGGGTATCACAAAGAAGTTCAAATGAAGAATATTTAGATGTTTATACAAATGCTAAATTTTATGGAACTATTGAAGGAGATGTTAGTGGAAATGCAAGTACAGCAACAACTGCAACAACTGCTTCTAAATTAGGTAGTTCAAATGTTGGTTCAAGTGATAGACCTATTTATTTATCAAGTGGAACAGCAACACAATGTAATACTCCAGCAAGTGGGAACTGGTTTAGAGGTGTACCTTATGTTTATAGTGGTGGAGTTATGGAAGTTGGTAGATATATTGACTTTCATCCAACAAATAGTAGTACATTAGATTATTCAAAAAGAATAGATGCAGGAACAGGAACAACTGCAAGAACATTGACATTACCTGATAAAACTGGAACACT